GCTGAGTTTGCAGCTCTATGTGCCCCTGAGACGGGTAAAGTTCGTCCTCTAGACCAGGAGGAAGTGGAAGCTCTTCAGAATCGTCCAACCCAGCGTGCCAAACTAGAAATGGTGAGAAACGTGTACGGGTTCCTAAGGATGGTAGTGAATAGCTTCGGTAAAGCGGAACCAGCGACAAAGGCTGGTCCGATCAGGAACGTGTCGACGGTCCCAGCCGATTTCCGAGTTGAATACAGTAGGTTTACCCTGCCGGCCTCGAAGCATCTGGCTGCCACCACGACATGGTATGCGTTCTCGAAAACTCCGGCGGAGTTTTCGAGATCGCTGCATGCCACAGTGTCTACTTGGGATGACGCCACTGAAAACGACTACACCAGGTTCGATGGAACCAATGGAGTTATTCAGGCGGTTGTCCCCAGGCTGATCATGGCCCGACTATATCCTGCATCGTTTAAGGATCAAATCTACAAGCTAACGCTTGAAGAGGTCGATCCCCCTGCCTTTACCACCTCTGGCATAGCCTATTCCCCTGGATTAGGCACATTGTCAGGGTCACCTTCCACCTCCTTCAGAAATTCTGTCAACAACGCCTTCGTCGCATATGCCACCTACCGTAGGATCGGCAAGAGCAGCGAAGAAGCCTATGCGTCGTTGGGAATCTATGGAGGTGATGACGGACTTGACAACGGTTCGATCGCTGAGGAGCTCCCAAAGACCTCAGCCGAACTTGGTCTTCGCTCAAAGACCAAACTGATCAAGAATGGAGACCCTGTTACTTTCTTAGGCAGAGTCTACCCCAACCCATGGGCGTCGGATTGCTCATTTTCCGACCTCACGCGCCACTTACCCAAGCTTCACGTCACCACCGAAATGGATCCGGCCATCCACCCGAAAGACATTTTAAGACGCAAAGCAACAGGTTTCCTGGCAACTGACCCATGGACGCCCTTGTTGTCAGACTGGGCCAAATACATCCTAGATAACTACCCCTCACGAGGAACTAAATCGAACGAG